TAATTCGTCTAGTTTGTTATCATCAAATTCAGGATCATCTTCTAATTGTACAGTATCTTGGTCAACTTCTTCAAAGAATTTGGAATATATAGTTGATGCGTTGACTGTTTTCTTACCGGTTGCACCACGAGTTCCAGGAATGGCTTGCCAAAATTTATCAAAGCCATCTATAATAGCAATAGCAGTGGCTCGATCATCGGTACTAAAAATAGCATCAACCACATCTTTGAAATACACTCGTTGAAATTTTTCATCTACCAACATAGCGGGACACAGCCCGGCATCGTATTGCCTGTTGGCTTCTTGTACACTGTTCAAATGAAGCCAAACATTATGCCCCATCATGATGGCATAAGTAAAACTGTCCCAGCTGGTCTTACCAATCTTGCCAATTTTGTTCACATCAGTTGGACCGTAGATGCAGATGTCTTTGACTTGGACTCCGTCCATTAATGGACTGGTAGTAAACGATTTAAAATGACCGTCTTGCACAACAACATCTTGAAATAATCTAGTATCTTTACTGTATTTCTTGTTGTCTAAACTTGGCAACATTCTATACAACCACTTTTCTCTATCTGTAATTTCTGTTTGTACATAAATCTGTCCATTAGCAGTGGCAAGGAACGGACTAGCGCAGTCAAAACTAATTGTAAATTTAGGATTATGATATTTACGAACAGCACGTTGAATATCTGTCAACAACAACGCCCACTCTAATTTGCTTGTACCAAGAAAATGCATCCAATCTTGATGACCTTCTTCTAACAACCCATCAAACTTTAATGCCACTAGTCTGCGTAGCACCAAATCTACATCACACATGTTTTGTCCACCCATGGCCCAGCCATTAAATGGTTTGTCGTATTTTTTAGGGTCGCAGAAATCTTTCATCTGATTATACCAATCATCTGCTTGTGCGTGATTTTCACCTTGCAATACGTTTAAGAATTTACAAGCACCTGTGCGATTCTTGATAAAATATTCGTTATTGTATTTGGTGGCCGCAACAGCCTGATCATAATCAGCAACACCACTGTTCTTGGCACCTACAGGACTACGACCAACCCACGCTGGAATATCCAATACCATGCCATAATCCATAAGTGCATCCATCCATGCCAGCACTTGACTGCGCTTCTTTTGTGCGGCATCCAGTTTGGCCTGATAAATTTTAACATGGTCAATCTTAGTGTATTTTGGATTGCCATTTTTATCTGTTTTAGGATGTCCAGTGGGATGCAATTGTGGAACCAGTTCCACTCCTTTGGCAACAGCTTCAGCCATTCGCTGTGCAACTACTGGACCGTTTGGATCATTCCATTCACCTTCCCATACACCTTTACCAATTTGGAATCCGCCTGAGTCGCCCAGCACCCAACTGGTACTACGGTCTCTATTACGAAACATGTCTTCGCTGGGATCAGGTTTGGTCAAATCCAAATTGGCATGACCAGCTGAATACAAACAATGATCAAAGTAAAATGCCGCATTGGGATTCAAGTAGTTCATGGCTTCGATGCCCATAGGGCCAAAGCTGGCAGGGATACGTGCAGGGTCCACATAGTTACCATACCTTTGCTTGCCTATATATGTGCTATAGAATCCCGATGTTGCCGGCAAGAAATATGCGTAATCGTTTTGTGCGGCAGTTAAATTTTTATTCATTACTTAGATTGTGCTGGAAGGATATAATCGTATACAGCAACACCGCTGTCAATATCGATGTTTAACAACCCGCCGTCTGCAATACGCATGGTAGCAGTACCACTCAGTCCAAGAATACTTTGAACTTGATTAACAGGCCAAGACCAAGTTTGTTTCAATTTACCAACAACATTTGCTTGGAAAATAAAACTTCCAGCATGTGTACTTGAGTCACCAAAACTAAACACCAAATGACCGTTTTCTGTGCTGACTTGGAATACTTTTTCTTCGCTATGGGCACTGGCTTGCAATTTTAATTTTTGAATACTTGCAACGCTGGGAGTAAATTCAATATCCCATTGTGCGCCTTTGAACTTGGCAGACTTCAATTTTTCATTGATAATATCGCTGTTCATAAAACGATAATCGTTTTCAAAGTCAGCAGTTGCATTGATAAAATGCAAGCCTGTTGGAACTTCTTCTCCGTTACGTTGTTGCTTGACTACCTTGATAGTTGCACCTTCTTTGTATTCTGGACACTTGAGGTGAATATCTAACTTGTTCAGGTTAGGCATACCAAAGGTACCTTCAAAGTCACTAACTGGGTCATGCGCTTTGGCATTTAAAATAACGCTACGATCTTCAGCCATGCTTTCGATTGTAGTTTCTACATCAGTAGAACTTACCTTGACCAAAGGTAAAAAGCCCAAACTGTGTGTGTGTGCTACTAGGTCTTGTAAAAAGTCTTTCATGAGAGTCTCCATATGTTATGATTGTACTTAGATTTTTTAATTATGTCAAGCATTTTTTCTTACCGTTTTGTTGTATTCCGCCGAAGCTTCTAGAATACTAAACGGTGTGTTGATAGTTTTGGCATACTTTATAAATGCTTGAGTGTCTTTGGGAAAACACGCTCCACCAAAACCACGTTCTCCGTCCAGCCCCGGCACCAAGGTATGACTGGAGCCAATTCGTTGATCGTGTGTGATCATTTGTCGTACTATAGAATAATCTGCACCATTTGCCTCGCAAATATCAAACAGTTGATTAAAAAAGGCTACTTTTGCTGAAAGGAAAGAGTTTACACTGTATTTGGCCATAGATGCTTCTAGTTTGGTACATTGGAAAAATAGTTTGCAATTGGGCAATACTGAACTAAATGTTTCCTGCCAAAATCCTTCAGGATCTTCACCTCCTATAATCATGAATTTTTGTTCAGTAAAATCTTTAGCAGAAGTGGCCGCCCTTAAAAATTCTGGACTGTACACAATGGAATGATCCTTATAGATTTCATCAAATGATGATAACTCGCCGGGTATCACTGTGCTTTTGATCATTACTGGCATAAAGATAGGCACTGTGTTTAAAATATCACTAATGTTTTTAACATCGCATATGCCGTCTTCAGTGGTTGGAGTATCCACACAGATAATTAACCCATCTGCATCTGTATGATCTTTGATTTGATCCGAGGTATATTTTGGATCAACAACCACAATTTCATGTTTGGTTTGTAATGTTTGCCCAACTGCCTTGCCAACAAATCCGTATCCTGCAATTATAATTTTCATATTAGAACTCGAAAAAACTGTTAAAGGTGTTCTTTTCTTCTGTGCTGTTAATATCCCAGTCAAGAACACCAATTAGATTATCTAATTTATTGTCAATAATGGTCTGTTCCATTTCAGCATGATCAAACGCTAGATCTTTGAACCATTGTGGTAACCTCAATTCATCTACAGGATATGCAACTGATGTAAATCCCAATGCGTTGGGTTTTAATTTACACACAATAACTTTGGCACCGTCTGTGATACCCATGCTGTACTTGTCGCCGTACATGCGTTTCAATGTGTTCCAATTGATACTGGCACGAACGTGTCCTGGCATGTTGGCTTTGCCTGCTTTGGCTTCTTTGGCTTGATATTCAGTAATCTTGTTGGCACGTTTTGGACTGCCTTTTTCCCAGCCTGGTCTGGCTTTGAATCGAATACGAAACTCGCTGATGTGATCTAGAACTTGTTGTTCGGTGGCACCTGTCAATACCAATTCAAGAACATCGCTCAAAAAGTTTTGAATAAATTCAGGAGTGTCACTGCGTTTGAGATCCAACCCCATGGCTTTGATCTTGCCAGGTTTGCCATCAACGTCTGCACGTTTGCCTTCTTTGTCGTAATACAACACAGCATAACGTTTTTTAGTAATGAATAAACTCTTTGATCCCACAATCTCGCGACCTGCTTTGATAACTTCGCCTCGGCTTTTGGGCACATGAAATGCATCCAACATAAACTGCGGAAATGTGTTATTGACTTCTTCGCCAATTTGGTCATACAGCTGAATCACACTTTCCTTGGTCCACGGCAATTTTCCTGCGGTGATTTCTTTTTCCAGTGTTTTATATGCTGAGAAATAACAGGAGTCAGTATCGCCGTAGATAATGGCTTTGCCTGTGTGGTTGTACTCGCCTGCAATGATTTCATTGACTTTACTAGCCATGTGTCGGGCAATAGCTCGACCTGTTAGTGTAGTTGATTGGCCAATACGTTTGTCAAAGAATCTACAGCCGTTGTTTAGAATAGCACCATACAAACTGTTCAAATTGATCTTTTTAACCAACTGTCGTTTGTCCCAGTATTCTTCTTCAACTTTGTTACCAGCTTTGATAGCTTCTTTAAGTTTGGCCTGCATTTCTTTGCGTTCAGCATACCATCGTTTTAACAAACCAGGAATAATACCTTCTTTTTCATATGTGAAGATGGTGCCGTTGGCACTGAGGATCCATGGCTGGTTACTTTCGTAAATTAATCTGTACACTTCAGCGGCGCTGACCACATCAACATCTCCGTTTTCCCAGTCAATAGTGATGTCAGTGCCAATCTCTTGGTTCATTACTGCCGTGTATTCTAAGCTACCAAAGATACCTTCCCATGCCGCCGCAAAACTTTTGCCCTTGGCCACTAGATTGTCAATGTACTCTTGAGTTATTGTTTGACGCAGTTGCCCCACAATAGTTTCTGGACCCATGTTAAGTGCTCTAATTGCACTGGGATAAAGACTGTTGATGTCTAATGAACCAATCCAATCGTGAATGCCTTCTTTGGGATATGCCACATATGCGCCGGCCGCACCTTCGTTGCCTTCTCTATCGTCCATTTTTGTACGATTGGGCACTTGGAAACCTCTACGGTGTGCTTCGTTAATAATGGCCTGTTCAGTCACTGCCACAGCACCCATTGTGGTCTGTAACAATACTGTGCATTCATGTGCCAGAGTGTTGGCAAGATCCATGAACTTTAATTTCTTATCCAATTTTTCAAGAAGCATACAGTCATTGATGTTGTATTCAATGAATGTTCTAAAATCATTGTTGTACAACTGATCCAATGTGCCTTCATACTGTGTCTTACGCTCGCCTAGTTCGTATTCAGCAATGGCATCCAGTCTGTATGTGTGACGCTCCTCATAGGTGTACTTGCGATACAGTTCAAGACTATCCAAGTGTACACGCCCAATAAAGTCATATGTGACAGCTTGTCTGCCGTATTTTTCGTATTCACGTTTTTTTGGAAATTGATCAAATAAACAAAAACGTCTTGTGTCTTCTTTGCTTAACGCCTTGGTCACACGATTTACAGTGTAGGGAATATCAAAACCTTCGCTGTTCCAACCACTCAGCACATCAGCATCTTTAATCAAATCCAAAAACACATCCAGCATTTCTGCTTCAGTTTCATACAGCATCACATTGTCAAAGTCTTTGACCATTTCTTTGGCATCCGCCATTTTGACCTTCTTGGGCGGTACAGCCAAGCATATCATGGTTTCCATCCATTGTAGGTACACAGCAATGGCAGTGATTGGCATGAACGCATCGTCTGGGGATGCATAACCACGTTCTGGATCAAAGTCTACCTCAATGTCGAAAAATGCTACATTTAGTTTGGGAGGTTCTGCGTTTAGATAGTTTTCGCTTAGACAAACAAAGATGGGATTGATGTCTGCTTCAAACAGTTTTTTGCTACTGTTGATTGCCTGTTCTTTGCGTAGCTCTTTGGTGTTTTTACAAATAATACGTGTGAGCGGGTCACCGTAAATGCTTTGAAATTTGCCCTTGGGGTCTTTGAAATAAAACGTGTGCTTGACAGGAATGTCACGGAACTCACGTTCTTGTTTTTTATTACGTTCAACCACTTTGATAACGTCGTTCTCGCGGTCAAACCATGCGTCTACATAGCTCAATATATTCTCCATATGCAATTTACGGCTTGCAAATACCCGTGTTGCGGATTATGGCCCGCGGCCCCTTGTGTGTACTATTTATTAGATACGTTTTGTAATATCTAAAATTGCTTCAATTTCTTCCCAATCTGCATTGTGTGCCTGCCAATCGCCTTTATGGGCAATCTTAATTGCTTTGTTGATAATGCTGGGTTTTACCTGTAGTTCTTCTGCCACTGCCTGTACTGTTTCTTTTAAGCCCACTTGCAAGTCTTCAATTTCACGTAACACTGTTGATCCTTCAGTGATCAATCTTTCTAGTTTTGCCTTTTCTTCTGCTCCGTAACTACGTCCTGACATGTAAGTCTCCTAATGTATATTGCCTATTGTACAGTACTTATCTCGGTAATGCAACCTCAATGATATTTTTGAGGTGAAAATGGCGGAATAAATCCGCCACAATCTAGCTCCGTTATTTAAGTTTGCCAGCTCT